GAACAATAGTTCCTTTTGGTGGTGTAAATCTTCCGGCAGGTTGGTTACTATGTGATGGTAGTGAACAGAGAATAGCAGACTATCTTGATTTATACAATGCTATACAATTTCAATTTAAAGATCAAAGCCAAGTTGCTTCAGGCTTTTTTGGATTACCAGATTTCAGAGGTAGATTTCCATTAGGTGCTGACAACATGGGAGGCACAAGTGCTAACAGGGTTACAGACGTAAACGCTGATACAGTAGGATTAGCATCTGGAGTTGAAAGCAGAGCAATTGATGTTAAGAACTTACCAGAACACGAGCATGATTTGCGTTCTCCAAAAGGCGCACAATTTTATGTAATATTAGATGATAGCGGCACTCCACAAGATGCGGATACAATAATCTATGATGCTCCTACAGGTAACCAAGCAGGACAAGCAAGAACTTCTTCGGGAGGATTGTTGAATAGAAGAAATATTACTTACAATCAAAATACAGGATTAGAACAATTTGAAACTTTTGATATTTCAGAATTAGGCACACCATTCAATGTGTTGAATCCTTTCTTGACAGTCAAATATATAATTTATTCAGGAGTTGGGGGCTAATGGCATATCAAATAAACAAAACTAGTGGTACGTTGCTTGTAAATCTAGCAGACGGACAAATAGATACTACAACTACTGACATATCATTAATTGGTAAAAACTATTCAGGATTTGGTGAAGCTATTAACGAAAACTTTCTTCACATGCTTGAGAATTTTGCTAATTCTTCAGCACCAAGTACGCCTTTAGCAGGACAAATTTGGTGGGATACAGCTACATCAAGATTAAAAGTTTACACAGGCACAGCTTGGACAACAGGTGGTGGACCTATTGTACAATCAAGCCAACCGTCAATGGTTGCTGGTGACTTGTGGATTAATAACGAAGCAAATCAACTATACTTTTATGATGGTACAGATTTAGAATTAGCAGGACCAATATACAACGCATTCCAAGGACGTTCAGGTCCACAGGTTGTTACTGTGCTTGATAACACAGGTACAAGCAGAACTATTGTTAAGTATTGGGTTGGAGGTACACTTGTTGGTTTATGGAGTAAGATTGCGTTTACACCACAGAACATAGATACTATTCCTAGTTTTACAGGTAATGTTGTAAAAGGATTTAATGTTGTCGACGCAGACTTTGTGTATGCTGGTACAGCTTCAAGAACATCATCACTTGTTGATTCACAAGGCGTTGTTAGAACAGCCGCACAGTTTTTAGCTAGTGATTCAGATGACTCTACAAGTGGTGCTTTATCAATAAGAAACAACAACGGACTTACAGTTGGATTAACAGATAATAACGTTATTAAAGTAACTAACTTGGGTGTTGTATCAGAAAATAATGTTAGTGGTGAAAACTACATTATTAGAATGACAACCAGTTTAGGAAAAAGAGATGCTGTAACAATTAATTCAGCGAATAATAGAGTAGGTATTTACAATTCAAATCCAGGTGCTACGTTAGATGTAACTGGAGATATGAAAATTTCAGGAGACTTAACAGTTTCAGGATCAACTACAACAATAGATTCTGCCACATTGAGAGTTGAAGATAAGAATATTGAACTTGGATTAGGTTCAGATAGTACATTACTAAACGACACACAAGTAGATTCTGCTGGTATTATAGTTAAATCTTCAGATGGTGACAAAGAATTTTTATGGAGACAGGCAAGTAACGCATGGACAACAGGAAATAGTATTAACTTTACCGGTACAGGTGGATTAAAATTTAATGGTGTTACTATTATTAGTGGAACAGAAGCACCAGGTATTACATCTATTGGTAACTTGACTACTGCTAACATAGGAAACATCAGCTTTACTGGCGGTATAGGAGTAAGCACAGGAGTTGTTGATGGTAGTGGAAATGGACTTAACCTTACTTTAGCAGGCAACTTGAATTTGGTAACTCCAAGAAAAATTACTGGAGTAGCAGAACCAACAGCACCAACAGATGTTACAACAAAAAATTATGTTGATACAGCAATAGGTACTGAGGTAATTGCCTTAGCATTAGATATAACAGGATTAGGAACAGGCACTAATTTAAATACAAATATAGCAACAATTTTACAAGATATTGCTCCAGCCGGAGGTAAAGTAGAAGGCTGTGAAGCAAGAGTTCATTGTACAGCAACAACTGGCGCTACAGCAACGCTGTCAGCGGCCAACTTGAACGCAAGTTTTAACAAAAGTTTAGTGGTTGTACAACAATTAGACGGTAGTGGAAATGATAGTGGTAGTGTATCAGTAATAGGAGACGCAACATTTAACGATGTTACTGGTGCTATTACATCTACAGTACAAAGATCTTTGAAATTATTTAGGATAAATGGGGGTAGCTGGGGTTATGTACAAGACCTAACTCCGGGCAATTTAATATAAATACATATAACATATTAGGGGTTATAGATGGCATACGTAATAAACTTAACAAACGGATCGCAGTTAGCAACTGTTGAAGATGGTACTATTGATCAAAGCACATCTCTTAAGCTAGTTGGTAAGAACTATGCCGGCTACGGAGAAATACAGAACGAAAACTTTGTACATTTACTTGAAAACTTTTCAAGTGCTAATCAACCAGCATCACCTTTAACAGGTCAAATCTGGTTCGATAGTGCTGGAAGCAAGTTAAAGTTTTACGATGGTACAAAATTTAGATCAACAGGTGGAGCAGAAGTAAGTTCAACACAGCCTGTAGGACTAACAACTGGTGATTTTTGGTGGGATAGCGGTAACAATCAATTATACGCACAAAACGCAAATGGTGGATTTGTATTAATTGGTCCACAAAGTATTGGTGCTACAGTTTCAGCAATGGTAACTGGGCAGGTTAGAGATTCAAATCAAAACAATAGAACAATAATTAAAGGTACTGTAGAAGATGGTGTAGTATTCATTATAAGTAATTCAGAATTTACAATTGACGCTACTGATCCACAAAACGTTATAACAGGATTTGATGTTGTACGACAAGGTTTAACACTTAGAAATACAACTTCAGGCACCGACGGAGTAACAAGTGGGGCATTTAGATTTTATGGTACAGCTACCAACGCAGATAAATTAAATGGATTACCAGCAAGTGATTATGCGTTATCAGGTGCGGCAAACTTCAACAGTATTGTAAGATTTACAGATTCTGGATTGACTATTGGTGATGCTAATGATTTAGCTATTAAGATTGATACAGCAGGAAGTGGCGATGAAGCAGTCATCGATAACACAGTTGGACAAAAAATTAGATTTAAAGTAAAGTCAAGTGGAGGTGTTACTACAGAACCTTTCCATGTACAGGCGGCAGGACTTATTCCTACAGCTACTACAACTTATGACATAGGGGATAATAACTATAAGTTTAGAGCTATGTATGCTACTTCTTTTATTGGATTAGCAACAAACGCTACAAATTTACAGGTAGGTAGCAACTTCAGAACAGGTGATACAAGTGCTACTAATAACACCGTAGCTGTAAGAGATTCCAGCGGTAATTTAGCGGCCAATGTGTTTAATGGAATATCAACACAAGCAAGATACGCTGACTTGGCGGAAAAATATACAACTGACAAAAATTATCCTGTGGGAACACTAATGATGATAGGCGGAGAAGCCGAAGCAAAAGCATGTGAAAATGGAGAAGGTATTTGTATAGGAGTAATTAGTACAAAACCAGCTTATTTAATGAATTCAGAGGCTGAAGGTCAAGCAGTAGCTTTAGTCGGAAGAGTGCCAGTAAGAATTACAGGTCCGGTAAATAAAGGGGAAGCTGTATTTGTTGCTGATAACGGAACAGCAAGTGTTGATGGAAACGGAGACATGATTGGTGTAGCTTTAGAAAGCAACGACAGGCATGAAGAAACTTTAGTGGAGTGTATTTTAAAGTTATAAAATATAAGGAAGTAAAATGGCAGTAGGCGATACAATCACCGCGGCAAGGTATAATAATATTAGAGCAAGGGTAGCGGCAGTTTTAGGACTAGGAGCAGGAGACGAAGGATACGGACAGTCAGTAACTAGTCAGACTGTTGTAGTAGGTAATACAGTTACAGCTCAAGATATGGTTAACCTTGACACGGATCTAACAAAAATAAGAGTTCACCAGACAGGAAGTTTACCTGCGGAAATTGCTCCTCCATCAGTTGGAGATACGATCGAAGATAGTAATAATGCTACAAAAGAAGGATACGCTCAGTACGAATCCTTAAGTATTACAGCACAATCTTCAAGATTAAGTGTAGCTCCAAGCCAATTAGGTTTGGAATCAGGAATTACAAGTACAAGAACAGCATCTTGGTCAACTGATATTGATCATTACTTTACAGTTACATTTGGCGGATACTCTGTTACTAATGGAGACGGAAGTCAAACTACAATTAGTGGTGTAGATCATATGAGAGTATATTTTAACGCTGGCGGAACAATCAACATAAGCGGTTTAATCGGATCAGGTAACACTCCTATCAACAATGACTGGAGAAGTTTGATGTCTTCAGTAGGTACTGTTGTGTTTGGAAGAAGCACTACAAGCAACGGTTCAATTGGAACTAGTTATGGTTACAGTAATTTACCTGGATCTTATGTAACAATATTTAACAAGGCGGCTAGTGCGTATAGTGCTAACGATTATTTAATAGAAGCATATAAAAGTGGAGCTGTATTATATTTCAAAGTTACTTTTAATGAAGATAAAGGTCCAAATCCAAATTTTGACGAAGCTGTAGATGCTACAACGTCAAGCACAGCTCAACAAAATAGACCAAATAATTCAAATAGCGTCAATGTACCGGCGCCAACTTTCAATACCACCAACGCTCTGTAAGATTAAATAGTTATACATTATATAGGAGTATAACTATGGAAGAATCTCTTGAAAAAGCATTGGAATTTTCAAATTATTCTGCGACTCTGAATAACCAAAAGAGGATTCTATATGAAAAGTATCAAGAAAACTTAATTATGTACTATCTTGGTGGCACATTTACAGCTAATAGAGAGCTTATTAATTTTTGTACAATGCTTTTATCCAAAACATCATCTACTTTAATTATTGATGACAACAAAACTCCTATCGAGATAGATGATTTGGAAGACTTCACAGAATCACTACTACACAAATATACAGAAGCTACAAATCAGTATCATGAGGAGTACAAAACTCTCAGCACTAAACGTAGTGTAGAAGGTTTAGTAGATGTCTAATGGAATCTTATGCTTTGCTAATAATAATGGTTCTATTAATTATATAAAACAAGCAGTAGAACTTGCTTCCCGTTCAAAAAAATATTTAAATTTACCTGTTTCAATTGTAACATCTACATTTGACAAACTTGATATTCAATATCATGATGTTTTTGATAAGATAATTCAAATTGATGATTCGCAACACAATGAAAAAAGATATTATGATGGACAACAACGTAAGACAACACTGAATTTTAAAAACAATGAAAGACATAATGCTTTTAATTTAAGTCCTTATGATAAAACTTTAGTATTAGATACGGATTATATAATATGTAATGATAAATTTAAACACTCCTTTCAAACAAATGATAATTTTCAAATTTATAGACATGGAGTAGATTTATGCTCCTGGAGAAATTACAAAGAGTTTGATTACATCAATGACAAGGGTATTCCTTTTTATTGGGCAACATGTTTTTATTTTACAAAAAGTCAAGAAAGTAAAATATTTTTTGATCTATTAAGACATTTGTACGATAATTGGGACCATTACAGTGACGTATATGATTTAGCAAGTAGAAATTTTAGGAATGATCATCTTTTCAGCATGGGTATACACATTATGAACGGATTTCAAGAAGGAGATTGGGCTAAAAATTTGCCTGGAAAAATGTATTATACACTTGATAGGGATATTTTGTGTAAGATAAAAGACGACAGTCTAACATTTCTCATACAAAAAGAAAAATTATTTAATGAATATATCCTTTCTACAGTCAAGGGTATGAATATACATGTAATGAACAAGTTTAGTTTGGAGAGAAGTTTAAATGTCTAAAGGTTACATTATGATAGCTACCGGAGAAGAGCATATTCAACAAGCCTATCTATGTGCTAAGAGTATAAAACAAACACAAACTATCAAAAACGTTTCTTTGCTTACCGGTGATGAAGTTTCTGATCAATACAAACATGTGTTCGATCATGTAATTGCTATTCCTACATCAGATAGAAACACACAAAACTTCTACAGAACAGATATTAGATGGAAAGCGTATCACGAAACTCCATATCAAGAAACTGTTTTACTGGATACTGATATGCTTTTTTTAGATGACATAAGTTATTGGTGGTCGTACTTTAAAAATTATGATTTATGTTTTACAAGTAATGTTAGAACATATAAAAATAATCCTGTTACTAGTCATTACTATAGAAAAGCGTTTATTCAAAATAATATTCCTAATATATACTGTGCGTTTCATTATTTTAAACAAAATGATACAGCTTTAAGATATTATTTAAAACTTAAACAAGTCTGTAGAAATTATAAGGAATATTATAAAATATATGTTCCTAAATTTACACCCAAAGTAAGTAGTATGGATTTAAATCATGCTATTACTTTATTAGATGAAGATATCAAGAATTATATTTTTAAACCAGCAAGTTTTGTTCATATGAAATCTCATGTCCAAGATTGGGAGACCACACAAGAAGATTGGACAGAAACAATTCCGTTTTATTTCGACGCAGAAAAACAATTAAAAATTGGAAATTACTTACAACATGGCATAATACATTATACCAAGAATAATTTTTGTGAAAGGATATTAAATGAATATTAGCACCAAACAATATGTATCTTTTGATAAAAACACAGGTGAAATTTTTGGTATAGGACCAAGCATTAACGAGTCATACAATCATATTGAGGTTACAAACGAGCAAGTTGAGCCTTTTCAAACACTAAAAGAAAATTTTATTAATTGGAAAGTAATATACAACAAAAGAGATAAAAATTTTCAGTTAAAGAAAAATGATGATGAAGCGCCACAAGAATTTTTGCTTAATGAATTGACTTCTCCCAAAGATAATTTTCATGAAATAGAATTTGTAGTTGACAAGAGTAAAGGTGAATGTTATTTAAACACAATAGATACACCAAAAAACTTAGATGAAGTTAGTTTTTATGTAACAAAAAAAGGAGATCCTCATTTCTTATTAAATACTTTTACTTTTAAAATAGGATCAAAGGAATCATTTCCTTTTAAAAACATGGAATCTTACAGCGTATACACTAAAAATATATTTGCTGATTGTGTAACAAGGGAAACAGATGAAAATTATTTGTAAACATCTTGGACCGTATTATGGTATTCAAAAAGCATTTCCTTGTAGGGCTTTTACAAACGAATTTGTAGGAGAAATGTGGATTGAAATAGACGAAAAATATGAAACACTAATATACTTGATGTTTGGAGACAGCGTGATTAGGAGTGATTATGAAAATTAAAATAGCAGAACTAGATATTATTTTTTTAAGTTATGACGAACCTAATGCTGAAAAAAATTGGGCTGATTTGAAAAACAAAGTTCCATGGGCAAAACGTGTTCATGGGATACTAGGTTCAGATGCCGCACATAAAGAGTGTGCTAGAATAAGTGAAACAGACAGATTTGTAACAGTTGACGGTGATAACACAATAAAACAGGAATTTTTAGATCAAGTGTTAGACTTTGACACCCATGCTAATTTAGAAAAAAGTGTTATAAGTTGGTGTGGACAAAATATTATAAACGGCCTAATGTATGGAAACGGTGGATTGAAATGCTGGCCAAGAGAATATGTTTTGAATATGAAAACACATGAGAATGCTGATCCATACAATGTTCAAGCCAAGGTAGACTTTTGTTGGGACGCACAATACATACAGCAGAATAGTTGTTTTAGTTTGACTCATAATAACTTTACTCCTAAACAAGCCTGGCGAGCAGGTTTTAGAGAAGGTGTTAAATTATCTCTTAATAGAGGAGAAAGGGTAGCACATTCTGAGTTTTTGAAAGGACATCCTAAAAATTTAAACATGTTGTATATTTGGACAATGGTTGGTAGTGATGTGAAAAATGGCGAATGGGCTATTTACGGAGCAAGAGAAGGTTTAGAAATGACAATGCTTTCGGATTGGGATTACGTTAATGTAAGAGACTTTACACATTTAGACGAGCTATGGGCAAATAGAGACGAAATGCCAGAGGATATTTTACATAATGAAATATGGAATATAGGTAACAACTTAATTAATCAATTACAATTACCTATTTCTACTCAACCACTGAGCCAAGAACAAAGTATTTTTTTCAAAACTGTAAATCAAAACTATGGCAGAGTAATTAATAAATCGGTAATAGATAATGATTAGAGCTGATCCGGCTGAAGTTCAAGAAAAATTAAATAAAGTTGGCTGTGGATTTTGTTTAGCAAAATGGACACAGGTAACTATACACTTAGGATCAGGGATAAATCATAGCTGTCATCATGTCAAAGCTCATAAAATTCCTTTAGAAGATCTAAAAAATAATCCAAATGTACTACATAATACGGAGTTCAAAAAAAATACAAGACGTAGGATGCTTAATAATGAACGTCCTGAAGAATGTGATTATTGTTGGAGAATAGAGGATAATACTGATAAGTTTAGCGATAGAGTTTACAAAAGTGCTGATCATTTCAGTTGGGAAGATTTTGATTCAATATCCAAGTCAACAGGGCATGAAGATTTCTATCCTAGATATGTGGAAATAAGTTTTAGTAATATATGTAATTTTAAATGTTCTTATTGTGGTCCTGCCTTTAGCAGTAAATGGGCAGAAGAAGTAAAACAACAAGGTTATTATGATTTAGGAATATGGCACTACAATGCCATTGATCCAGACGAGGTACAAATTTTAGAAAGGGAACATAATCCTTATATAGAAGCATTTTGGAAATGGTTCCCAGAAGCAGTGAAACATATGAAAGTTTTTAGAATTACAGGCGGAGAACCTTTGCTCAGTAAACATACACAAAAGGTTATTGATTACTTGATTGAAAATCCGCAACCTAATTTAGATTTTGCTATCAATTCTAATGGATGTCCGCCCAAAGACTTGTGGCAAAAGTTTACACAAAGTATAAAAGAGCTAGAAAGTAAAAAAAGTGTTAATCAGTTTACACTATTTACAAGTGCTGAAAGTAGTGGAGCTCAAGCAGAATACAGTAGATATGGCATGGATTGGTTCTTGTTTAAGGATAACATAGAATACTTTGCTAGGAATACAGATAGTAGGATAAGTTTTATGAGTGCCTTTAATATATTGAGCTTACCAACCTTTAAAAATTTTTTGATTTGGATTCTTCATTTGAAAACAACATACTATAGGAAACACAGAGCAGATCATAGAATAAAGGTTGACATACCTTATGTAAGAAATCCTCAGTTCTTAGATGTAAAAGTAGCAAGTGAAGAACTTGTTAAGAAACATTTAATTCCAGCTGTAGATTTTATGATTGAAAACACAGATATTGGTAGCTTTGGAGATATAGAAACAGCTAAACTTAAAAGAATTGTAGCTGATGTGTTATACAGATTTAAAAACAAAGAATTCAAAGAAGAACAAAGACAAGCACAAAAACTATTTTACAAATTTATAAAGGAATATGATAAAAGAAGAAATTTAGATTTTGTAAAAACATTTCCTGAATACAAAGAATTTTACAAGGAAGTTAAAGATGCATGATATAATTTTTATAAGTTATGGAGAACCAAACGCTGATGAAAATTATAATGATCTTTTCAAAAGATTTAACGTAAAAGGAGTTTTTGGAGATAGAGTAAAAAGGATAGACGGAGTAAAAGGAATACACCAAGCACATATTGAAGCGGCAAAAAAGGCAAGCACTCGATATTTTTATGTAGTAGACGGTGACGCTGTCATTACAAAAGAATTTAATTTTGATTACTTTGTTACTTCACAAAATGAAAATATTGTTCATGTTTATAAAAGCATGAATCCTGTAAATAATCTAACTTATGGTTATGGTGGAGTTAAATTGCTACCAAGAAAATTAACTAAGAATATGAATGTAAACAGTTTTGATATGACAACCAGCATTTCAGATAATTTTATTGTGTTCGACAAAGTAAGTAATATAACAGCTTTTGATACTGACTCGTTCAACACATGGAAAAGTGCTTTTAGAGAATGTGCTAAATTAAGCAGTAAAGTGATAGATAGACAACAAGAAGGAGAAACAAATGAAAGACTTAAAATATGGACCACTACAGCTAATGGAAGATTTCGTGAAGATGCGATTCGAGGTGCTAATGCTGGTATGGAGTTTGGCTTTTCTAGGGGGTCTGATCTTCGGTTGATAAATGATTTTGATTGGTTAAAATCTAAGTTCGATGATTGCCAATAACAGTATATCTTTCATATCCATTTGACATTTTATATGTGTCAGCAAACCATATCTTAGTAAGTCCAGTCTTTTTTATAAATTCATCTAAATTATTTGAACAATTAATATGTTGATCTTTTACATGAAACATATTATTACTTTGTAAAGCAAATACACAGTTAGGCGTGTAATCTTTATTTGCTATTAAATCAGGCAGATCTGCCATATGTTCACTTGATGTATTAATTACCAGTCTTACGTCTTTGTCTTTATAGTATGATGTTTCTATTTTATCTTTAACATCTCTATGTTTGAAAAAAACTTTGTGTTCTAGTTCTAATGCCTGTGTATATTTCCTAGATAAATCTAATGCTTTTTCGTCCATGTCAATATTTGTAATGTGTTCTATGTTTAAAAACTTGGACAATAAAAGATTAATTAAAGGATAGCCATACCAGCCACCGTACAAATGTATTTTCAAATCATTGAATTTTTTCATTTCATCTAAAGGAATACAATCAACAAGATGTATTTTTGATTCCATTTGATCAGGACCTACGCTATAAAGTATATCTTTTATTTCATGACCGTGTTGTACAGCTTCCCACCATACTTTCCAATAATTTTTATTGATTACTTCCATATCAAATAATCTCCTAACACCAATAAATCTAATCCGCTATTATTAAAAGTTTTCAAAGCGTCTTGTGGAGTTTCTACAATAGGTTCCTGGCAGTTGAAACTGGTATTTAATAACATTGGTATTCCAGTGTGTTTATAAAAAGCATTGATCAAATCATAATACCTTTCATTGAATTGTCTATTAACAGTTTGTATTCTAGCAGTTCCGTCTACATGAGTTATACCTGGTACTGTATCTACCTTTACAGGCATAATTCTTGACATATACGGGCTAGGTTGGTTAGTATCAAAAAAATCTTTATAATGTTCTTCTAACACACTAGGCGCAAATGGTCTAAAATCTTCGCGTTTTTTAATTCTCTTGTTTATGATATCTTTTATATTTGGATTTCTTGGATCAGCAAGAATGCTTCTATTGCCTAATGCCCTATTTCCGCTTTCTGATTTTCCTTGATACCATCCTACTATTTTTCCATTTGCTATTTCTTCTGCTACTTTTGTGATTAATTTTTCAAAAGGCCATTTTTCAAAATTCATTCCTGTGAATAAATCTGCATCTATTTTTTGTTCTTTGCCGGCAAATACGCTTGGCTTGTGTATATTATCATTTAAATAATAATCGGCGTGCATATATGTACCTAATGCTTGTCCTTCATCGCCCACAGCGGGAGGAACGTGTACATTTTTGTAATGTTTTGTTAATTCTTCATTCATGTAACCATTGTATGCTACTCCTCCTGCTACACAAATGTTGTCGCAAGTTTTAAGTGGATACACATAATTTTTTATAAGTTCGATAGTTTTAAATTGTAATGTATATGCTATATCTTCCCTTTTATTATTTTTAATTACTTCAGGAGCAAAGCTAGGTAGCGTGTGATTAGGGTTCATTAAATAAGTTTCTATCATAGCATCAGTTTGATAATTGTATTTTCCATATCCAGCTAATCCCATTACTTTGCCTGCGTCAAGATATCTAAATCCTATATCTTGTGCTAATCTATTCCACAGTCCTCCAATTGGGATCTTCTTAGAGAGATCTTTAATTATACCATCTTTACCAATAAAAATACAATTAAACTGCCAACCTCTTCCATCTATAGCTAATATGTCAGATTCTGTGAAGCCACTAGTAAGAAAGGCATAGGTAGCATGTGATTGATGATGATCAATGTAATACACACATCCTCTATGAAACGGTTCCCATAAACTTTTTGGTTTAAATTTTAAAAAATCATTATTATAAAAATTTTCGTTGATCAAATCTATAACAAACTCTTGTCCTAAATTTGACACAGTAAATGCAAATATATTATTTTCATCTCTACTTTTATATTTGTCTAACACAAATTCATTAAAGAATTTTTTACTAGGATTAGGGTCATGTGACCATTCATAATTAAGATTATGCTTAATTCTATTATGACGTTCAATTTGGTTATGGAAAGTACCGTCATATGTGTTATGGTCATGAATATTTAATGCTACTGAGTAGATGTTCATACTGTTGTTTTTTCCAATGCTATTTTTTCTAAAATTTCTAACCTCCTAGCTTCTGGTCTAGGAGGAATAATATCCATACAAGTTGTACAATATTTTTCAAAGTCAAATAATTTGTATTCCATCATTTTTTGTATATTCTCTACAGTTATATCAAATTCTCTAGAACCGTTGATTGCTTTTCTACTACAATGTCTAATCTTTTGTATTTCAAAATCAAATACAGGAACCTGTGGAAACTTGGCACATATTCTACGCTCTATTTCTGGTGCCTGTATTATATCATGGTCACTATGAAAATCTGGTGATCTAGAATTGTATTCTTTAAATTCAGTGTTTTCGTGATCTATCTCTGTAAGATCAAATCTATCTCTGTATTTAAAATAGCCAGGCGTTTCTATTATTAAGTTATAATTATTTTTGTCATTTAAAGGTAAGAAAGGCCAATTGCCTAATTTTTCAATCCTATCTTCATAAAAATCTAAAACTAAATGTTCGATGTATATTATTTCAGGATCTTCAAGAATATGGGGATAAAACTTTCTTACCAAACTATTTGATAAGACTTGTGGAATTAAGTTATCATGCTTTTTTATTTCTGCTATGATTTCATCTAAATTTTTTATCAATCCAGGTTCACCTCCTAGTAAACATATCCTTGTCTTGTAGGGTGATAATCCTTTCAATATGGTTCGCACTAAATCCATGTCAGTGTGTAGATATCTCATTTCAAGTGTCCAAGCAGTACAGTAGTGGCAGGACTTATTACAGGATTTTGATAGATAAAAATCCACTGTTCTGTATTCTGAACCTTTCAATTCTTTTAATGATATTGGCTTTCTCATATACAACTCTAGCTTCAATATTTATTTTCCGTAAAATTTAATCTGTTTAAGCCTGGCAGGTAAATATTAGCATGGACAGATTAGTAGCATTTGGTTGTAGTAATACTTACGGAGAAGGACTTCCTGATTGCTGGGTTGATAAAAATGGAGATCCAAGTCTTACCAAGTCTGGATCACATGGCCCAAAACCTAGTAAACTTGCTTGGCCAAGATTAATTGCTGATAACATGAAGCGTAAATGTGTAAATTTTGCTGTGCCTGGCGCTTCTAATAAACACATTCTAGATATAATCCTACACACTAAATTTGTAAAAGGTGATATCGTTGTTATCATGTGGAGTTATTTTGATAGGTATTGTATATTTTTAGACAAAGATCGCAAGAACTGGAGAGGTGGAAATATTAAAAGATTCATGCCTATGGATTTACAAAAAATAGGAACAAACAAAAACCCACCACCTGGAACAGTATTAGAAGATAGTCTATTGTATTATGAAAGATTCCATACCGAAATAGATACTGTGTATGATTCACTTATGAGAATGAATATGGCAAAATATCATTTGGATAGTATGGGAATCAAAAATTATCATGTCACCTGTGAAGGAGATTATAAAGATTTTTACTATCCTTGGAATAAAGTCAATGTATATGTAGTGAAGACTAAATCTTTTTTTATTGACATGGCTAGAGATGATTTACATCCAGGACGTGGTTCACACATGGTAGCCGCAAGAGATATTCAAGACTTTATGCGGAAAAATTAGATTTTACTGTATCGATAATCTTATTGATTTCTTCTTCCTTTAACCAAGCATGTATAGGAAGTGATACTATTGTATCTGCCACTAGTTTAGCATTTTTACAATCATCTTTTCTATATTTCAAATGTTCATACATTGAATTTTCTGATAGTGGCCGTTCGTAATGTATTGACAAACCTAAAGCATTTTTAACTTTTTTTCTAATATCTTTGTTTTCAAATCTCACTGTGTACTTGTGGAAATTATGATCTAGTATAGGACTAGGCTTCTGTGTAATCACGGGAAGGTCTTTAAATGCTTCGTTGTATTTTTGTGCTATTTCCTGCCTTGTTTTTTGTGTTTCAACAATATTTTTCATACGCTGTTTTATTATCATGGAATTTAAAACATACATTCTAGAATTGTAACCTATCATTTCAAAGTCTTTATCTTTACCGTGTCGTCTTAATTTCTTTACTATGTTAGCAATATCTTCATTGTCGGTCATAAAAACACCACCGCCATTTATACCTGCTATTACTTTGTTTGTATTGAAACTGAAAGAACTACAATGTCCAATGCTTCCTGCTTTTACTTTATTATAACTTGAACCAAGAGATTGTGCGGCATCTTCAATAAAAAATATTTTATTTTCTTTACAAAATTCTATTATTTCTGTTACATCGACCATGTTTCCAAACAAGTGTGTATATATTATTGCTTTTGTCCTCGGACTTACCATACGCTTGATGCTATCTAAACTTATATGATATGAATCTAAATCTATGTCACAAAAGACAGGTGTTGCTCCGGTCATGCTTATACAAGATGAACTAGATATCCAGCTAAAGTCAGTTACTAATACTTCTGCTCCAGGCCCTATACCGTGACTCATTAAAGAAAATCCTAAGGCATCAGTGGCACAAGCAACACTGACAACATGTTTTCTACCTACGTATTCTGCTATTTGTTTTTCAAAGTCTTCGGCGTTTTCATAATTAAGTTGTTTCATAAAAATATCAAATATTTCTATGTAAGCATCTTTATTTTCAGCATATTCCCTATCCCAACCGTCATATGATATCATTTAGTCACTCCTTGTTTGTGAAGTTCTTGTATAGCCCTTATTATTGGTTTGACATCTGGCTCAGTTAATCCTCTTTCCCAATACACACTTCCTCCATCTTTTATTGTTTTATCTCTCTGATAAATTATTTCCTTTCCAAAATATCTACATTCTTGAAATATTCTTGGAGCAGGATCAAATGTATCTTTAGTATATACATAAGTTTCAAACATACCCATTAAGTTCTTGACAGGAGCAAATATATTATTATTATTTGGATCTATATAATCCTCATTGTAAGTAATTATACCATGGTCTGGATAATCCTTTATTATTGATTGCACTGTCGAGTAATATAAATTATTTGTGCCTAAAAATAAATGATTAAATTTTACATCATTTTTTAAATCTTTATAAATGCTAAAGTTAATGTGTTTTTCAAAATGAAAATCTGTTGGTCCGTCAGGATATACCTCTGTATCACATAGATCAATTATTCGTCTTGGATGGAAAAATGATAATGCTTGATGATATCGTGTAGGATGATTTTCTGAATATACAGCAATCAAATCACCTTTGAATACTTTTTTTAAAGTGTCTTGCTGTTGTTCATTATAGTCTTTAAAATCTTGATAGCCCAGAGTCATCATACTTCTTCCAAGTATCAAAGTTTTATCATTTTCGTCTGGATCAAAATTATTGAAAATAATATCATCACAATGAATGTACTTTTCTGTAATACTATCCAAGTAGTCTTGTTCTTTGAACTTTCTATGACTAATTACGATTAATTTTACAGTCATGCCTATACTTTTAAGTATAGACATATATTCATAACTATAGTAAAACAAACCATCACATGGTTTGCTAGTGACTACAATATTGATCATTTAATTTCTATTACCTTTATTTTTCGTATTTTTTGTGTGTTAATTTTTATATCACTTGTAAGAGGTATTTGATGTAAATTGCCATAAGGGTCTACTGCTTCTGGGTTATCCTTTATATCAACGATTTTTATTTTTCTTACAGGCTTGCCGGTCACCAAATGGGTATCTACCCAATTAGGATCTTTTTCTGTCAGTGTAGTAAGTGTATCGCCATTACCAGCACCGATTGCTAATTCTGTTTCGTCAGTTTGCCATCTTTCTTTATCTTCCTGTGGATAACCTATACCTATGCCATAAGCGATTTTCTTTTTACCTGCTTTGACATCATCTAAAATTCCTAGTTTATTTTCCCAAAACATATCACCATTTATATCACCGTGGCTTTTATTACATCCTGTCACCATATCTAATTTATGTGCCGCATGCATGACTAGGCCCATTGCTATTCCAATGCTTACATAAGCATTTTCCCATCTAGAATTTTTTGTGTTAGATTTTAATGTGCCATCAGGATTACAATTTTCTTGTGTTTCTGGTTCTTTGGCAACAAACAACATATACATATTAGCATTGCTTTGAGCATTTCTCCATGTGCTAGGAGGATTTCTGCTATGTGTACACCCCCAAGTATATCTAGATATTTCTTGTATTACTTTTCTATCTGCACTCCAGTAAACATCATAGTACGCTTCCCATTGTTTGGAAGGACTGTTTTCAGCTATCCATAGTAAATATTCAACTATTTCGTCCCATATTTTTTTGGAGTAGTCCCAATTTCTTTGACACTTTTGCATATTACGTATTATGTCCATGTTTTTACTACGGTCATAATTCATAAACTTTATTTGATTTTCAAGCTGAGTTTGTCTATTCATATTGGCTAAAACCTTCTTATGCGTTCAATAAATATTTATATGAATAGAATTTGGAGGATATCTTGTCTGGCCTTTATCAAACTATAACACAATATGGAGATTTTATTAGGCTAGGTTTTAATTTTGATAGCAAAACCTACATAAAATGGACAGAAGAAAATTTTGACTATGTCAAATATAATCCAAGAAAACCAATCGCTAGATACGGATTAAGCCTTACAAGTTTGGATGGTGGATTGTCTGGTATACCTGATCTAGATAGTTTACACGAATACAATCAAGAAAATAAAACAAATTATGAAGAAAAAGATTTTAACGTATATACAGATGCTTACATAAAAAATGAAAATATTAAAAAGTTTTTGTATCCATTTGAAGGTAATTTTTTTAGAACACACATTTTAAAATTAGCACCAGGCGGATATTTTCCTACACATAGAGATTTTAGGCATCTTAATTTAGATAGTTGTAGATTAATATGTCCAATGGAAAACCCTTGTACATTTATATTAGAAGATAAAGTATTAAATTGGCGTGTAGGACATTTATACTTTTTGAATACAGCAAAGGTCCATCAATTATTCAACAGCACAAATAATGATAGTTATTGGTTGGTTGTTAATCTTGAACTTAATAAAAATACAGCAGAAACAATAGTCACAAATTTAATGCCACTATGATTGAAGTAAAAGTAATAACGGATGATCTCATTCCTAACTTAGAAAACTTTTGTAAAAAAGCAAAAGAATTAGGTTATGTAAACAATAGTAGTTTGAAAGAAATGAGGTTTGAAAAAACAAAGGAATGGGGTGAATATTTTTGTGCTATGGAAAACGGAAATATCATAGCAGTTGCCGGGTGTCATCCTTTACCAGAGGTAAGCAATGATGCTTGGAGGATACTATTTAGAGGTTGCGAACTTCCGCACAATAATAATTTTAAGGGATTAGGCAAAGGTGATTGGAATAGTGTTACACAAAGAGAATTTATACCTCGCTTTATAGACTACTGTCCTACAGATAAGCTATATATTACTACAAACATTTACCGAGAGCATTCAAACGGTAAAGCGGCTCGCAATCACAGATTAATGGGTCTTTTAGCAAAGCAAGGTATATTAGAAAAATATTGTGATATGGAATTATATAACTGTGAGCAAACTGTTTGGCGTTTAGATATTAATGAATATAATAGACGTAGAAGTTTGCTGAAAGGAAATTATGTGGTACAATCCTAAACATTTAAAAGAAGCAAAAGCAAAAGCAGGTAGAGAAGATGCGGGGTATTGGTGGCATTTTAGATTAGCAATGGCTGAATTCTTTTTTCTACTTGGAGTAACAATAGGAAGTCTTATTCACGCAATTTTTCCTTGGGTTTTAGATTTTAAATTATTAGAATGGCGTATTAATAGATTAAAAGAACTTAAGAAAAAATTGCCTGATGATCCGCAACTAAAGAAGGTAAAATTTGATGAGTAACGTATTAGAACTAACAGCATATAAGAACGGTGAGTATATGCCGTTGAAAGACATAGGGCCAAGTATTTTAGATTTTGGATTTATACATTGTGATGCTACCTACGATGTAATGCCAGTATACAACGGTAATGCGTTTTGTTTTGATCGACATGAAAATAGATTTCGAAATAGTGCTGAAAGGTATGGATTAAAAATACCAGATGTAGATTTGTTAGAAATTTGTAAAACACTAAAAAGCAAAAATGAAATTAAAAATGCTTTTGTTTGGTTTATCCTATGGAGAGGATTTCCTCCTAGTGGTAATCCAAGAGATCTTGAAAACTGTCCTGTAAATTTTGCTATGTATATGAAACCTAGTTATCCTATAGCGTCTACACCGATGGTAAAACTTTACTTGGACAAACAAGTCAAAAGGGTTCATGATGCTTACTATGGACAAACTTTTAAAAACATGGCATGGATAGAACTAACTATGAGCCAAATACAACGTCCTAAGGATTTTGATACTACAGTTCTTGTTGATACTTCAGGAAACGTAACCGAAGGACCTGGATTCAATGTTGGAATAGTAAAAGATAAAAAAATAATGACAGCTAGTGCCAACGTACTACGTGGAGTCACAATGACCGTAGTTGAGGATATAGCAAAGGAGTGTAATTTAGAATTTCATAGAACACCTATTTCTATTGAACAATTTGAATCTGCTGATGAGGTATTCATTACAAGTTCTAGCGGTGGAGTTACACCCACTACAAAAACAGGATCAATAACAGATTTATTGATAGATAAGTATGAACTTAAAAAAGAACAATATGCTACAAAGTTATGATCCCTATTATAGAGTTGTACCTAACATTCTTAGTGAAAGCACTAAGAAAGAACTTTTAGAAATAGCATTAAAGCCTAATGCTTTTGTAGATATAAGTTATAAAATAAGTTTTTTTAAATTACCTAGCACAATACAAAAATTTAATAACACAGGTTTAAATTGTGTTTGCCAGCTCTTGAAGGTAAACGAATCAGGAAGTAAAATTCATAAGGATAAAAATCGCCATAACGAGTTTGAAGGTACATACATACCACGACAAACAGTAATCAGCTTTCCTTTAACGCAAAATTGTGGTGAGACTTGGTTCTATGATGAGTCACTAAATAAAGTAGCCAGTATCAATTATGAAGGATACGGGGCAATATTAAATACTGGTGGACATTATCATAATGTTTACTTCACAGAGGACAACGATACAAGAATAGTGTTTCAGTTGTGTTTTGAAGAAACATACGAAGATGTTTGCCAAATATTTGAAGATAAATTGAAAGGTAAAACATTATGAAAGAACCATATTTAACAGAGCTACCTGGATTCATAGATTTAGATTATATGAAAGGCATAGCAGATAATATGCTTACTGATGAATGGAAAAGTTTATCAGATGTTGAAGCACTAGCAATATATACAGATGTGAAGGTGGTTGATGTAGAAGCAGACGATTATCTAAAGGGTATAAGAGACAAGTATCCTAAATTAAAGAATCATATTAAATTAATGAAATGTAGTAAAGGATCTTGGCCAATACATATTGATGCTCATAGGAGTTCCGCAATAAGCATACCTGTTACTAACTGTGACAATACAAAGACCACAAAGTTTTTTACTGGTGGAGAGATAGCAGAAAAAATTTATGATCAATTTGGTGATAAAAAAGGCATATGGCAATCCAACGAATGGTTGACTTATGTTGAAAATGCTGAACTTGCTTGTGAACATGCTACAGTTATGCCTACTTTAATAAACACTAAAGTACCCCATCAAATAGTTAATAGTACTGATTCTATAAGAGTAATTTTTAGTTGGGCATACGAGGCGCCATACGCAGAGGCAGTTGCGGATCTTACCTAATGCCAACACAATATCCGGTCAATAAAAATCTCACAGATTATGAGATTAGGTTACCTAATTTTTGGAATAAAATTTATCACGAAGGAAATCCTGCTTGGGGTAAAGCACCGGCTAATGTATTAGATAAGTTTATTAATTTTTTTCCTAAAGGAGGAAAAATTTTAGATGTAGGTTGCGGTGAAGGCAGGAACAGTATTCCTTTAAGTAAAAAAGGCTTTACAGTACACGGTATAGATATTTCAAGAACAGCAATTAACATTGCTAAAGAAAAGAAAAGTGATTGTACATTTGATTGTATAGATATATTTAAAATTGACACAAATGAAAAATATGATGTCATAATAGACTTTGGTTTATATCATTTTGTACCTCACGAATTAAGGCAAAAGTATGCTGATATTATTTACAAAATGTTAGATCATGAAGGAATATATTGTAATCAATCCGGCAGATTAGAAAATAAATTAGGTAGCGTGGATTATACTCCTCCACAGCTAGAAGAACAAGATATGTTAGATACATTTAAAAGTTTTGATATTTTATTATTAGAAAAGGACACTTTACCTTCCTTTAGTGATTATTGGGCATATCCTTGTTGGAATATGGTGGCAAAAATAAAATGAATTACGCAGTAATTTTTAATGAAAGTGGAGACGATATCATTAGACGTACTATGGGTGCGTATAAAATTGCTGATATGATGCGTATGCAATCATGGACTGTTGAGGTGATAGATTGGTTAGCTAGATGGACAGATAAGGAAGTAAAACAATTTGTAGATTCTTTACCTTATAAAGTTGATTTATTTGCTTTTGGTAATCTATGGATGAACGACGAAATGGTCCTAAATAAAATTAATTTTTTAAAAAAAGAATATCCAGATGCTAAAATATTGATGGGAGGACCCAAACCTTATCAAATGGATTATGGAGCAGACTGTATGGTATTCGGTTACAGTGAACATGCCATTACTCCTGTGTTAGAATGGATGTTCAGAGGCGGACCAGAGCCAATAGGAAAATATCCTGATTGGGCACCTAATAGCTTATTAATAGATGCCAATCATCATTATAAAGGTTTAGTAATAGACAAGTATAATTGTAATTACCACCCTAATGATTTCATAGAACCACACGAAGCCCTTACTTTAGAATGTACTAGGGGTTGTAGATTTAAATGTAAGTATTGTAATTACGCTTTCCTAGCTGTCAAAGAAGATTACAGCAGAAGCTCGGATGATTTGTATAACGAATTAATGACAAATTATGAAAAATGGGGAACTACTAATTATATTATCGGTGATGATACTTTTAATGACAGAGATAATAAAATAGAGAAATTAGCAAAAGCAGTAGAAGTTTTACCTTTCAAGGCTAATTTTACTTCTTTCATTAGAGCTGATTTATTGATATCAAGACCACAGCAAATAGAATTACTTTGTAGAGCAAGGGTATGGGGACATTTTTATGGTATAGAAACATTTCATCCGTTGGCCGCCAAATGTATTGGAAAAGGAATGGATCCTAAAAGAGTAAAAGAAGGGTTACTATGGATTAGAGATCAGTTTAATAATAGGCTTGGATTGTATAGAGGTACTATTGGTATGATAGCAGGGTTGCCATACGAACCGGTAAGTCATTGGTACGAAAGCATGGATTGGCTCAATAAGAATTGGGATAGCTATTGGTATTGGGGATTACATATAAGCAAAGATAAAGATAACACCACACAAAGTGATTTTAGCGTAGACGCAGAAAAGTACGGTTACGTCGAAACAAAAAACAAAGAATTATTAGATTGGGCATATAGCAAAGGATATAATAATCCTGATTCAAAAGGAAGGCTGAATAATAAATTAGATAATAGACCGTTAGTATGGGAAAGCGAATGGAGTAACTTTAGAGAAGCTACAGAATTTAGCGAAATGTTTATGGAAAAATATTTTTTCAAACAAAAACTATCTAATTTTGATATGACAGAATACATAGCAAAATTGCCTTTGGACGAACTGCTAGGTATGACACTAGATGAAATGTATATTAAAAGAGGATACAGTAAAATAAATAGGCAAAGAATCGAAGAATATAAACAAAAAAAATTAAATTTATTTAAATAATTTGTTTTTCTATTTGCTCGTCAATGTGTAAATCTAATTTTGGTGCCAAATTAATATTTAAAACAAATCTATCAACTTCGTTATGTTGATT